GCTGGGCATACGTCTCCTGCTGCTGCTTGGCCGTGCTGTACTTGTCCGCCGCAGCATATAGCTGTGCAAGTCGCCGCTGGGATTCGACAACCTTGGCCGAATCTCCAATTTCAACCGCCCGCTTCATCTCCGCTTCGGCAATCTGCGTTTCCGTCGCAAGGCGGCTGCCATACTCGTGCAGATAGCCCTGATCGACCTGCGTCATGCGCGTGCGAAGCTGCTCCGCTTCCGCCTGAACCTGCTTGGCATAGGACAGCGCTTCTTGCTCTCGGCGCTGCGCATCCCGCATTTTCTTGGTCAAGCGATTAATCCGAGCCTGCGCGGATTCGCTTACCCGCTCCTGCTCAGAGGGCTCTGCCGCCGTTTCAGCGGTCTCAGGCTCAGAAATCTCGACCTCGACAGCCTCGGCGTCCCCGACGTCAAGTTCAATCTCGTCGCCCTTCGGCTCGTATGGTTTTTGCTCGCTCATGTCTTCCTCACATGCTCATGATGTCGTCAGGGTCGAGGATTGTCGCGAGGATCTCGTCGTCGTTCAGAACCCGGACCTCCCCGCCTTCGATGCGGAACCTTGACCCCGCATAACGCGCAAAAATGACCCAGTCGCCCGCTTTGCACCACGGGCCGTCCGGAAATTTTTCCTTGTCTTGAAAGCACAAGGGACCCGTTTTGAGGACATACCCGACAACCGTGGCAAGTTGGCTGTTGTCAACAACCTGATCGGGCAACAAAACCCCTCCCGAGGTCTGGTTTTTGCCGCGATAAGGCAAGATCATGATGCGCCACCCAGTGGGGTTAGGCATCCGATCCAGAAGGCTTTTGTCGAGCTTGGTAGGGTCTAAAACACGCTCTTCGGGGGCGACGTACAGGTCCGCAAGACCCTTCGCCACCTCTTCCAAGTCAGCTTTAGCTAAACTAGTCATTCAGGCGCTCCCGCTTGTCCAAGAAATCCTTGAGTTCCTGCGAAACAAAGCTCAAACCGTCCAACTCCCCCATCAAGTGACGGTAGTGCTCCATGCTGGTCAGGCCGTTCGACTCAAGCACATCCATGATGTGCTCCCGGCGCCCCTTCAGGACTTTCTGGAGATGCTGAACGAGTTGGATCAGTTCCATTCGCAGATACCCGCATCAGATCGTATGCTGTGCAAATATTTATCTAGCACGTCTGGAATTATCGCACAATCTCGAAACGGTCTCGTTGTGGACAACAACGGACACAAGGAAATCACGGTCGTTCTTCACAAGCCAGTTGATCGTCTCCTCGCCACCAAACAGGTGAGGCTCCGCAATCTCACAGTAAGTGTCCGACCACTCAATTCTTGCGCAGCCACTTAGAAGCACGAGCGCCAAGACCGATGTCATCCAAAGTCTCAACCTCATGCTTCACTTCCCCCGCTGTGCGCACATTCTCAGCACGCTGTGCATCCTGCCTCTGACGTAAATCCTCCAAGGCCCGCTCGACTGCGGCAGATCGCCACCGCAGCAGCCCAATGACAAAAGCCACGCCCACAACGAGGCCGACCTTAACCTTCAGCGGGATCAGTGCCAGCCAGCCGCCCACGCCTTGATCCTCTCACGCATAATCAAGGCCCCCGCCAGCACAATGATGGCCGCAAGAGCAATGAAGATGACCTGCGCGTTCCCATCAAGGGAACTCACGCCAGCAACCGCAGTCCCCGCACCAGAGGCAATCGTCACCGCCGACGCTTGCACCGTTTTGCTAGAAGCCACCGACTCCCGCTCCTTGTCCACAGCCGACTCAACCGGCAGATCCGTTTCAGTCTTGGTGAAAGGAGTCCCCCAAACCCGCGGCCTTCCAGTGTCAATGTGCATGAACCCCTGCTTAGGATAGTAGCCAAAGCCCGTAAAGCCTACCGACCTCGCCGCCGCCTCAAACTCCTTGGGGTCATGATTGTCCATCCGTATGTCAAACGCACGACCAGACAGATGCAGGCTCTCCTGAGCACCCCCAACCGCCGAATTGTGCGCCTTGCTGCGGTAAGCCGACGTCACCAGCAACGGGCGTCCCAGCTTGTTGCGAAGGGCTTGAAGCTTGTCCATCGCCTCCTCGTCAACCACCAACTCACCCTCGCGCTTCGATGCTATCTCGCGAGGGCTAAAACTGCTCCAACGCCACAAAGCCGTTGGGTAATCCTTCCAGTGCTTGTAGACTACCATCTCTCACCCTCCAAAAAGTATTTTCCCCGCTACACCCGCACCAACAGTCGCGATAACCCAGAAAAACCGCTCGCCAAAACCTATCGATTGCGTGCTCCGATCCGCCAACTTCTCCACAATGTCCAAACGGTCACTGTGCTTCGCGAGCCGCGCATCAATAGTCCCAAGGCGGTCATTGAACGCACCCATGCGCTCTTCAACACGAACAAGCGTTATCATCGCCTCGCCAAGACGATCCAACTTCTGTTCCATACGGGCAAGGCGCTCTTCCGTCATTTCATTCCCTCAAATCGCTGCTTGCGCGCAATGGGGCTGTACTTCTTAATCGCCCCGCCATCAGCAGCACACACGGCGCCGCCTTTGGCACGCTTCTCAGGCTTCCGAGACTTTCCAGCCTCAGACAAAGCAATCGCAATCGCCTGCTTGCGGCTCCTAACCCGCGGAGCCTTCTTCGGCCCCTCCGGGTCGCGGCCCGCGCGCAACGTGCCGCGCTTGTACTCGCCCATAACAGTGGCAACCTTGTCCTTCGCCACGGTCAAACACTCACATACCGTCCACCGCGCTCGGCAGCACCCATGCCACGCTTCTGGCCCACGGTCCGCGAACCGCGGCTCGTGTTCGGCGTCGCCATGTTGTCGAGCGAGGCATAGGGAATGCTGCCCTGACGCTCAACAACCGCAACCTTGCTAGGCTTCGGCGCAGCACCCGCCGGTGCGCCTTGAAACTTGACCTTCATATCGGCCTCCTGTTCTGCGCGGGCGGCCGTTGCGCCGCCACACGAAGCTGCATTTGTGCGCGCATTGTCTCACGTTCCGCCGCAGCGCGCAACTTTTCGCGGGCAAGTTCCTCGGTTTGTCGCATCCGAGCATTGAACTCGCGAGCCCGCTCTTCTAACTTCTGACGCTCCAACTGAAGGTCCGCACGGTCCTTCTGAATCGACGCCTCGGCCTGCATCCGGCGAATGCCAAGCTCCTCCTGCTTCAGCGCAACCAACGGATCAGGGCCCTCGCCTTCGCCCGTAGCAGCAATCTGAGCACTAAGAACCTTCAAGTTCTGCATCTCCTCCGCAACATACTGCGCAACCAGACCGTCAATCTGAGCCATCATGTCCGGGCTCAACTGCGGCATACCCTGCGGGCCAGCCATCTGCGGACCAAGCATCTGCATCGCTTCCGCCATCGCACGCTCCTGAGCCTTGAACTTGGCGTGCTCCATAACGTGCTTCTGCAACGACACCGCAACAGGAACAGCCTGCGCTACAATCGGCGACGACCCAAAAACCAAGTGCGCCATGATGTGCGCGTCGTGGTTCTGACCCTCAAACGCCATCAACTTGACCTGATCGAGCGCGTCGATGTTCTCCTGCGCAGGGTCCTTCGGCTGCGGCTGACCCTCGTCCTTCGGCTTCAGCAAACGGTCAACGTCGCGCACACCAAGCGCGTCGTACATCCGGTGAAAAGCCTCGTAAACGTCATGCAGGTCCGGAGCCTGCGTCGCCATCTGCAACTGAGCCTGCGCCAAAGCAATCCGCTGCGACTGGCTGAAGATGTTCGGATCAGAAACAGGAATAATGTCTACCCTGTCGTCAAAATCCGCCGCCATAACCGTCTGATCCGCACCCGCAACCGAATACGGATACACAGGTGGCAGCGTTTCCGCCATCACACGCGCCAGTATCTTGAACTCCTGACGCATCGCATAATGCAGCCGCTTGTGGATCGCACTCATCACACGAGTGCCCTGCTCCAAAAGCGCTATCGTCGTCCCAACCGCCGCCTGCTCGTTGCTGTCACCAACCTTCAAGTCAGTAATCGTCGCAAACCGCTGACCAGCCTGAACAACAAAACCAAGCAAATTCATCAACGTCGCAGACGGCTCCTTGAACGGCAACGGCATCAAACCGTCCCGAATCGCCCCGCCCGGACTGTCAACATCCCGAAACTCACCCGGCTGAATCGGCGACTCGTCGTCCCTGATCCGTAAACCGCGGATCTTGAACCCCGCAGGCAAATTCGACAACGTCCCAGCGTCAATCAACTGCCGCAACGCAGCCGTCGCAGTCCGCGACAAACCACCAATCGTGTGGATCAAACCCAAACCGTAAAACCCAAAACCCGGCAGGAACTTGAAATGCACGAAATAGTGGATCTTCCGACGCATCGGATCGTCCTCGCGGTAGTTCCGACGTATCGCCAAAACCTTCCCAGTGTCCTCAACAACCGTCACAACATACGGAAGCCGAATCCCAGTGTCCTCACCACCCTCATCACGGTCCTCAAACCCCGGAAGATCCAAATCAACGTGAAACTCAAGCAAAGTCACGTCATAGTCGATGTTCGTCGGACTCTGACCCTTAATCAGGTCCTCAATCTCCGTCGTGTCATCCGAACGAGCAGCCGCAGGCTGAACAGGAACGTCCAGATAAAAGCCCGAAACCTGCATCTTGCGGACGTCGTTCCACGGCAGACGGACCATCTGCGCCACAAAAGGCGACGTGGCCAGATCCGAGGCGTCATAAGGCACGACCAAGTTCTCAGCAGGCACGAACCGCGAGACAGGACGACCTAAACTCTCGTCAAAGTAGACCTTCTTGAAGGCACTACCCGCCAGAGGCAAGTGAAACAGCAACTGATCGAACTCCGGAGTGTACTCCTCCATCTCATTCGTCAGGTAGTAGTTCATAAAGTCCTTGACCCGCCGCCCCTGAGCCTCCTTTTCGCGCGTCCGATCCCCCAAAACCTGCGTCCGGACAGGACCTTCGGCCGGAAGAAGCTCGTTAAACGCTTGAGCCTGAAATTGCGTCGCCGCCTCTGCCAAAAGAGGGTGCGTCACGCCTGTCGCACCACGGAAAGGCTGCGTCCGTTCCTCGTATTTGAAGCCTAAAAGCTCCAAACCCTTGGAATACTCCTCTTCCCAGTCCCCGCGGCTACCCTTCGCCGCGTCAAACTGAGCCATCAGGTCGTTGGCAAGCACGCCAAGGTCAGAATCGTCCATAAATTCGGCCAAATTGGCCGAAAACTCCGCCCCAACCGCCGTGTCGCGCTCGTCAACGTCAAAATCAACCGTCGCGCCGCCATCCTCATCCATTTCGATCTCAATGCCCTCTGGAAGCGGTCGCTCAAGGTCAACCGCCGAACCGGGCATCTCAATCTCAAGATCCGCCATCATGTCTGCACGCATCTCGTCCGACTCTGGGCTGCGAGCGCGCTCGACAAAGGAAACAGGGGGATTGCGAGGGGGTATGGCCATCAGATCTTCTCCAAGAAGCCAGACAAACCTAACACACAGGCTTTGTTCTGACTAGGCGTCACCGCTTGAACATGT